AACATACTATTGACACATCGCGATTTTACAAGTCCAATAAAATCAAAGGCATTCGGTGAGTGCTTTAACTTGATTCCAGTGGAAAAGAGGCGAAAATATGAATATCGAGTCAAAAGAAATTAAAATAATTTCAATCGAAAACATCGTTCCGAACCCAAAAAATCCAAACACTCACAAAAAAGAGCAAATCGAGAGATTGGCCAAAATTTATAAATATCAAGGTTTTCGAGTGCCGTTGATTGTCTCAAATCTAACGGGATTCCTAGCATCGGGTCATTGCAGACTAGAAGCAGCTAAATTGGCCGGCTATAAAGAAATTCCTGTCATACATCAAAATTTTATAAATGAAGCTCAAGAGTACGCATTTATGACAGCCGACAATGAAATCGCGCGTTGGGCAAAATACGATAAAATAAAAGCGTATGAGGATCTAAAATCTCTAGACGTTGGTGATTTTGAGTTATTAGGTTTTGAGAAAAATCCTTATGATCTGAAAAAGTTGAATAACGATATTTCTGACTTCAAACAAGAGGTTTTAGTAATAGTTACTTGTCTAGATGAAAAAGAACAATCTTCTTTATTTTCCGAATTTCAAGAAAGAGGTCTAAATTGCAAAATTATTTAGTACACTTAAAATCAGATTCTCCAAAATCATTTCGTTGCCAAAAAGCAGCGAACTCAGTTGATCTAGATTTAGAAAAAAAACTAGAGCATAGATTTGAGATTCAATGCGACATAGAGACACCGTTTAATGTGGGTTTAATTATTGGGTCTAGTGGCTCAGGCAAAACAACATTAGCGAAACAAATTTTCGGTCAAAATGTTTTTGAAAATTCACTAGATCAAGAGAAACCGATAATAGATCAATTCGATGAAAAATATAGCGTCGATGAGTGTATTTCAATGTTAAATGCTATTGGTTTATCTCAAGTTCCATGTTGGGTTCGGCCTGTAAAAACACTCTCAAACGGCCAAAAATCTAGAGCAGAAGCCGTTCTCGAAATGTCTCGAGATAAAAATATTGTCGTTTTAGATGAATGGACTAGCGTTGTAGATAGAAATGTAGCAAAAGTCATGTGTCATTCGGTGCAAAAATACGCTAGAAAAAATAACAAAAAGATTATTTTATTGAGCTGTCATTATGATGTTTCAGAATGGTTGTTGCCTGATTTTGTAATTGATTGCAATGAGCAAAAATATGAAAATCGGAGGTCACTTCGACAAATCAGAAATGAAAAAATCGAGTTTAATATTAGAGAGTGTTCCTCAAAAAAGTGGAAACAATTTAGCAAATATCATTATTTAAGCGACAATATGCCAGGCGGTAAAAATTTTACATATGGATTATTTTTAGGTGACAAACAAATTGGTTTTCAGTGTTTTAGTAACTACGTGCTAGGCCGAACAGATATTTTGCACTCCAATAGAACGGTAATACACCCCGACTATGTTGGGTTTGGACTTGGAGGCAAACTAATTGAAGAAACATCTCGCATAATGAAAAATAAAGGCTATAAAATTATGGCCAAATTTAGCTCAATGCCTGTTTATAAATCTTTGATTAAAAATAAATCATGGAGATTCCTAGGCGCAATGCAATCGATGAAATCCAGTCTATGCGGCGGAGTTTTAAAAAAAGAACCGAAGGCAGGGTTTAGAACAAAAGTAACAACTTTTGGTTTTGAGTTTATCGGTTAATGGGAGTTTTGAGAGTGGCAAGACCTACGCTTTACAAAGAAGAGTATTGTCAAATGCTGATCGAGCATATGACAAAAGGCTTATCATTCGAGTCATTTTCTGCCGTGATAAATGTCAACAGAGATACTCTTTACAACTGGGAAAAATCTCATGAAATGTTTTTCGATGCCAAAAAGATCGGAAGAGAAAAGATGCTTTTAAATGACGAGATAATTTTAAATAAAGTCATTAGAGGCGAGCAAAAAAATACGTCTCCTGCTTGTTTAATATTCAAAATGAAAAATTGTCACTCATGGTCTGATAGCGATAGAGGTCAAAACGATTCGGGTATTTTAATTACAATCAATGAGCGCGATAAAGAGCTATGAACGAAATCCAAACTCTAAAACAAATCGAAGCAACTGAATTAATGTGCGGCCCTGAAAAGTTTTTCATGTCGTTCGGGGGATCACGATCTGGTAAAACTTTTAATACTATTAGATCAATATTCATTCGCGCATCAAGAGTGTCGTCAAGGCATATTATTTTAAGAAAACATTTTAACCACGCTAAACTTTCTTTGTGGCTTGATACGATACCAAAAGTTATTAGTATTTGTTTTCCAGAATTAAGACCTAAAAAAAATAAGTCAGATCATTTTTTAACTTTAAAAAACGGATCAGAGATTTGGATTGATGGACTTGATGATAGTGAACGAGTAGAGAAAATTCTAGGTCGTGAATACTCTACGATCTATTTTAATGAGTGCAGCCAGCTTGATTATAAGTCAATTCAAACTGCGCTTACACGACTGGCAGAAAAGAACGCGCTCAAAAAGAAAGCCTATTTCGATATGAATCCTCCGACTAAATCTCATTGGTCATATGACTTATTTTTCAGAGGCATTGATCCCATTGATAGCGTGCCGATTGATAGAAAAAATTACGCATCGATTTTAATGAATCCGGAAGATAATATCGATAACATTGATCCTGATTATTTAAAGTTCTTAATGACTCTCCCTCAGCAACAACGCGATAGGTTTTTAAAAGGTTTATTCGCAGACAGCGATGATGGCTCTGCTTACTACGCTTTTAAAAGAGATGTTCACGTTGTCGATACACAAAAAACTTATGGTTCTATTTTTATTGGGATGGATTTTAATATTTTGCCAATGACCGCAATCATTAGTCAGATATTCGGCGATGAGATTCATGTTCATGAAGAGGTATTTTTTGAACAACCGGCAGATACATTTAAAATGGCAAACAAGTTAATCGAATTAGGCTATGCAGGGCATACGGTCATACCAGATTCAACGGGAGCAAATAGAAAAACATCCGGCAAGTCCGATCACTTAATATTAAAAGAAGCGGGATTCGTCATTAATTCAACTCATAATCCATTTGTTCGAGATAGAGTCAATAATACTAATAGACTATTTACGTCAAATAAAATTAAAATTAACCCGAAGTGCAAAAAGCTAATCGCAGACCTTGAAAAAGTGTCTTGGAAAAATGATGATTTAGATGAGGGTAAAGATAAAATGCTAACTCACATTACAGATTGTCTTGGGTATGTTGCATGGAAGTTTTTCCCGCTTAGAAAAGATAAACATACTCAGACAATCGAATTTAAATAAGGAATTATATGGCATTGAAAGATCAAAGAAAAAAGTTATTAGAACATATCAGCAAACACAAAACATATCTGGCAAAGAACGCCGAGAAGTTAAGCGTTTTTCGTGGAAAGTTATTACCAGTAATCGATAACATTATGAAAAACTCAGTTGCCGAGCAGTATTATTCGCAAATTAAAGACAGGTTGATTCCGATCAACATCATGCCTAGATATATTCAAAAGGTTGCTACGACATACAGTGAAGCCCCTCAAAGGATTAGTGGTGACAATCAAGATACTGTAGATTTTTATGTTGATTCGTTTAGCATGAACGTGAAAGGGGTGATTGCAGATGAGTACGCAAATCTTTTCAAGGGCTATGCCTTTAAGCCGTTTATCAACTCACTCGGTAAACCGGACTTAAGAGTTTTACCTTACGATAGATTCCTTCCTTACTCGGAAAATAGAGTAAACCCAGACGAAGAGGAGATTTTTATTGAGTTCATGGGCAAGAACGCTGCGGGCAAAGAGTTTTATTTTACCTATACCGATTTAGAATTTGATGCGTTCGACGAAGAGGGCGCGACACTTGATGAATATTTATTAGAAAATCAAGGTGTAAATCCAATCGGCACAATTCCATTCGTTTATGGCAAACGCGAGTACGGCGAACTTATTCCGACTCAGGACACTGACTTAATGTCGATGACGACAATGATTCCTATCACGGTATCTGACTGCGCAGGGGCATTAATGTTTCAGGCGTTCTCTATTATTTATGGAATCAATGTCGATAATGCTAATTTAAAGTTCGCGCCAAATGTTTTTTGGTCATTCAAGCAAGACAG